CGTGATACCGCGTGCTTCGTCGACTGGAAATTTTTCATTGGCCGGAATGTGCGCTCGCAAGTGTTGGGCAACCGTGTATGACTTGTGGATTTTTTTTTCCGGGTGGCCGTACCGGTAGCGCCACTCTTCGTGCATGGCATCAATCACGTCAAGCGTCCAAACAAAGTTTGCACGAGATGTGCGGCACCAAATGGTTACGGGGTGATTCTTGTGCGCCAGTTTGTAAAGCATGGTATCCGTTTCACTTTCTTCTGGGTCAAGCAAACGTTTCGCAGTGCACAGCATTTGAACCGCTTCCAGTAATATTTTTGAAATGTGTTTGTCCATCATGGCTTCCGCAATTTCACATGGAATCAATGATAGAATAAATAAATTCATGTTTTGTTGTTTTGAGTTTGAGTTGTTGCTTATTGTCAAGAAGTTCGTTCGTTTATAGCCACACGTTTATGTTTCCGATACTTCAAAATGATTTCAATTTTTTTTTATTGATGCATGTCACGAACCAATTGACGAGCAGGGACCCCGCCGCGAACCCAACCGTCCACTGCGGCACCCTCCACGAAGTTGGCAGAGTTGTTCATGGTTGCTTCCAGCGCGGGAAGCAAGGGCGTGTTGGAGTACGCCATGTAACACTGCTCGCTTAACATGTTTACGCTGCGGCGGTTAGTAAAGTTGTCGCCCTGCATGAGCTGCGACTCAAGAACCGGGTTCACCTTTCCGCGACCCAGGAATGGGACCGTTTTATAAGGACGCTCGTTCAAACTGAGCTTATCTTTATTGTAGGTATTTTCGCTGCCGATTGTTAATTTGGAGTTGAGGTCAATGTTGCACCCACCGATGCCCACTTGGTGGGACCCGTTGTAAAACACGTTAGGTTGCGAAGTTGCAAAGTCGATTGGACGAGACATGGTGCAGTCAGACGCAAAAAAATTCAACAAATTATAGTTTGCTGAATTTAAATTTTGGACGTTTCGCTGGCTGATATCAATGCCGTCGTTTCCAATCCGGGCCAAGTTATCGAAAATGTATGACATGGTTTTATTTTTTTTATTGTATGTACTTAATATATTTTTTTATTTTATTCAGTTTGAGTTATTTTTATTTTGATTTATTTTTATTGACTTGTTTTATTTATCTAAAGTATTTGACAAAAACGAAAAAAAATTGATATGTTTTTCATTTCGCATATCAACCTAATGCAGCATTCCACTATCTGTAACAGAATAGAATCCATGTCGTCCACTCGTCGTCAGAACCAGAACCAGAACCAAGCCAATCTTCGTGTGTCGTCACCCTTTTGCAAAGTGTGCAAAGATGCGGGTCTACCTGAAAGAGAGTACACAAGCCACTTCGTGAAAGACCGTCCAGGTCCCAACGGAAAAGTCGTGTGTCCTACGCTTTTGAACCAGTCGTGCCTTATTTGCGGAAACAAGGGACACACTTCGTCTTACTGCACTCAGAACCAGAACCAGAACCAGAACCATCGCCAACCCCAGAAACCTGTTTATGTTCCTTATGCGCATCCCCACGGTCCGCGCATTCGTCTTCAGCTTGATGCTACATCACTGTCATCGTATGGTCTGATGTCATGCGTTGATGGAGCTGAAGCCATGGCTGAAGCAAGCGGTCAAATGATTTCACTTGTCCCAACTGTCGATATTGATGTTCGTAAGATAAATCTAATGCATGAACAGTTTTGGGGAGATGAACCGATTGTTCACATGAATGAAGGATTTCAAAAAATTGCGGAGGATTCATTCATGCGAACACTTGTCACTGATGAAGAGTACATATTCATCGTGAGTGAAGAAAACAATAACCGAAATCGACCCATCTTCGAATGTGAGTGAAGACTTTTAACCCAATCCAACCAACCCACCAATCAATCCAATCAATCCAATCAATCCAACCAACCCAACCAACCCAACCAACCCAACCAAACCAACCAACCCAACTAAAAAAACAAAAAAAACAACCCAAAAAGGCTGGTATAATCTACCAGTCATTTTTTGTTTGTTTTTTTTTGTTTTTTGTTTTTTGTTTTTTTGTATTCATTGTATTATGTTGTATTATGCGCCTACAACTTGTCCGATGCGCGTGTTGTTTCGGCTACATGCAAATTCATCGCCTTCTTTGCAAGATACCATATCTCCGTAACAAAACTCAGCAAATGCACGCTGGTCATTGTTGACTCGAGTATTTGCGGTTGCATAAAAATTACGCATAGAATGGTCAAATTCAAAATTATCTCCTAAATTAGAAAACAATTTATTGTAAATATCACGCGACTCTGTTTCTGAAACCGATTCTGAACCTGATGCTGTAACCATGTCACGTTTACTGGCATCGAAGTTGGTACTAATGTACTGCTTTGCAGTTTCGTTAATGTTTGTTTCCACTTCGGGAACAAACGCCGGCATGGCACCGCCTCTATCTGGCGCGTCTTGTATTTCGGGCAACAGCACGTTCATAAGCGGGTTTGATACGGTGGGCTGCGTAAATTCGCCAGCGATTGGAACATTCTTTCTGTGATGCCCGTAACTTTCTCTCGATTTTGGATTTTCGAAATCGGTAAAACCTTCTTTTGCTTCTTTATTGTTTTGTTGCGGTTCGGTCGTAGATAAACCTTCGTTGGTACCAATGGTTGCGGTTCCTGATTTGACAGTATAAAGTCCGCCAACAACGGCTAAAGTAATGAATCCAATAATGAAAAAATTTACGTTCATTGTAAACAGGTAACCTAAAATCGAGAGAATAATGACCATTCGTGTACCCGCATTTAATTTTGTTTCAATACTTGTTCCGTCCTTAGGCCACACTTCGTGAATATGGTTTTTATCCAGTAGAATGAACGGGTCAGATACCCACATTTTTTGCGAACTCATAGAATTAGGGAATTGGATTGGATATATATAACAGTTAAATTTTAAAAAAAAAATTTAATTTCAATTCATTATAATTATACAATAAAATAATGAATTCGATATTAACGATTCACGATTCACGATTCACGTTTCACAATTCACGCGAATCGCAATATTTTTATTTTTTATTTTTTACTATTCTCATCGTCCTTATTCTTGTCTTTACCTGTATCATCCATATCATCCTTATGTTTTCGTTTTTTCACGATTTCTGAAGCCTTTTCCTTTTGTAATTGATGTTTGGCAGCTTGTTCATCATTTACAAATTCAATTTCTTTCTTCTTGCCATTGCTACTCATCTTTAATTTACCAATTGGGTCCTTTGAATGCATACTTTTAAACAGTTCTCCAGTTACAACATCCAGAACATATGCAACCCCATCAATTTGTTTTCTGACACGGGTTTCGTTATCTTTGTCTTTGTCTTTGTCTTTGTCTTTGTCTTTGTGTTTGTCTTTTTCAGGTTGTGTTTCTTGTTTTTGTTTGTGTTCTGTAAATGGTTGAATAAATGATTGAAATGTTTGTTCCTTTATAACTGCGTCAGCAACCATTCCATCATTCTTGATAAAAGCGTCCGAAACCATTTTTGCATCAACGTGCTGTATTTTTTTGAAGACAAAGTAGTTGTTCATAAACGATACAGTTTTCATAGCATCATTTGTTGTTGTCATTTCTCCTGCTTTTCCAAACAGTGCTGTAGCGACATTCATATAGTTTTTTTGATATTTTTTCATTGGATGGCCTTCGGGAAAAGCACGTTTGGAAAGAGAAACGCTGGACTGTTCAGCATCTAAATCGGCGCTGTCACTAGGCACCATTCCTTTTACATAGTAGGTCATTACATCAAACATGTCTCGAAATGAACCCATGCTTTTCCCGTACCCGCGCGGAAGAAACAGGTCGCGCTTCGTTTCCGTTTCGGGAACAAGCTCAAACCCGTAGTTTCGCATGATTCTCTCTAAATATACCATGTTTACCAAGTATTCCGTGTGCATGGCGTTAATTGATTCTGTAAACACGTCGATAGCATATCCCAGACATGACTCGTCGTCAAGGTAGTCCGTTTTAGAGTACCGCTTCGTAATTGCTGCAATCATTCGGTGTTCAGTGTCTTCAAACCGAAGCGTGCTGCCATTGGATAAACGTTTGAGTCGGTTGAATACCGCGCGTCCGTCATAACACGTTCCAATAAAATGCCCGCCAACTTTCGTGCATTCGCTTACATTTCGCATAAACGTGTGCAGCGTTTTGACATCTTTCCAAAAGTAGTGCAATGCAAACTGAATGGATGAAACGTCAAAACCATCGCGGCCCACGCCATAGTATTTTGAAAGTGCGTTTCCTACCAGTTTAGGGTCATGGTGCCGTTCTCCAAACACGGTTTGTTTTATTGCGCGGTACACATCTACTTCATGTGTATCTACGCGAACACGTTCATGCGCATCTACCGCGTTTGGTGGAAACTCTCGAAGCGGTTTTGAACAGTCGGCTTTTGCAAACGCCATAAAGTTTGAGTTATCGTCGTCCGAGTGAAACCGAGCATAGTTCAAATACCTAGCGTATGCGCCATCGTACTGGTTGGTAATGTTGTCTTCTGAAATGTCCACTCCGAACACGAATTGAAGCTGGCAGTCTAACCATTTGGATATGTCTCCGCCTTTTCCACACGCAAAGTCAATCAACGTTTTGCCAGCCGTTCCAACTGATGAAATCAATACGCGTTTTACAAACTTGTTATGGAAATCGCGAAGCGGTTTCGTGTGCGATATATCAACCAACTGTGTCGTCTCTGCCTGGTTCGAGCCGGATTGACTTTTCAAACGTTGACTTTGTCCTTGGCCTCGTCCTTGGCCTTGACGCTGGTAATAAATTCCGGTTTCGTAGTCATCGCATGACTCGTTGGAAACTATGCTTGTGGTTGCTCCCGTTTTCAGCATTTCCTCTTCAACTGGGTAGTGCAATGAGTACCAGTTACTGTTTGCAACGTGAAACGCATTTCCAGATTCGCGCGCCAACGTTTTATCGTGGCGAACCTTGATTGGAATCCACCGCATGCCCGGTTCGCCCGTTTTGTCGTACCTGAATTCCACAACGGACTTGTCTGTAAACACGTCGCCAGATTCGGTTCGCATTTGGTATGTCCCGTTTACGTTGTGCAAAACGATGTTACAAATGTGCGCGGACGGGTCGTAAGGTGCCGTTGGGTAAAACGGTACGGCCGCTTGCACGGTATCTTCTGGCAACGCCATTCTTTTTTTTGCAGCGTGCTCCGAAACGCCGTCCAGTACGGTATGTAACGGGTTTGGAACGCCGTCATGTTCAAATGAATACCCGACCCGCAGTGTAAGTGTTTTATATTTAATCACGGGAGAGTCGGTGCACGTGACACGATTCGGCCGCTGAGAAATCACATCGGTTTGGTCTTCGTTTTTATCGGTCGTAACCAAGAAATCAATGGTGTTGTGACTTTCAGGTTTCCATTTGAATGACAGACCCCAAGTACATTTTTTCATAAAAGGCGTACCTCCAACCCGCGACATGCCGACTCCTGTATCTGCCGGAGTAAATATAAGTCCGTCCGTGTTGTAAATGAACCCTCCATCGTTTATTTTGTTCAACACTTCAGCGCAACAAGCGAAAATGTCGTTCGCATCACCTTTTTTAGCTACGCTGAATGCTTTTTTAGTGATGGTTAGGCTGGGGCAGGTTTGACCCGTACCCGAGACAACGGACTGAAACGCGTTTCGAGCATCCATCATGAATGTTGACAAGTAGTACAACCGAAAATTTGTGGTGTTGGTGTTCGCTTCGTCCCCTTCTTGAAATGCAAACGCCAAATGACGAATATCGATTTTTCGAAGGAAGTAAATGTCAAATGCCGCGTACATGTTGATGTATTCGCCGGTTTTGCTGTGTAAAATGTGCTCGCCGTCAAGCAGCGACCAGTACAACTTTTCATCGCGGCACACCATTCCAGTGAACTGCATGTTCATGGCAGTGTCAATGAGGTACATTCGTCCCAACCCGTTTACAAAGAGCATCTTACGCTGGCCATCTGCCTTGTCGGTTACGGTATAGTTATGGCGTATATTTGGAACACTGGATTCGTGACTGTAAACGGAGGGGTCATATTTTCTAGCCACGTTAACGCGTTGCAGCGTAACCGACGACGGACCGATAAAGTCTTTTGATTTTAAATAAACATTGTTCTTTTTTTTTCGCTGGTTTTCGCTGCTGTCCTCAGAATTGGTATCATCGCTTGAAGACTCGGTATCCGACCCGTCATTGTCGGCATTTCTGTTTCCGCCATGTGCACGGCGCTGTCGCTTATCATGGTTTCGAAACAGCAAGTAATGGTAGTCGTTTGCCACCAATTGAAGTTCCGGGTAAGGGACCGGGAAATTCGTGCCTTGAAGACCCGAAAGAACGACTTTTATAGCCCGACGCAACAAGAATGCTAGCGCTTTTGGTGTGTCTACAAATCGACCTGGACCTACGCGTTGATTGTCGATTTCAATCTCGATTTCGTACTTGGCGGGCGAATCAATGACACTGGCTTGGTCAAAGGTGTACGTTGTTTCCATCATCCACGAGTTGGGTGGAGGCAAGCGTTTTGATTCTTTGACCACACTGATGTCAAATCGGATTGGCGTATCCGGGCTTTCGAACGATGTGCGCTTCATGTACCGAAACGATTTTTTTGTTTGTGGCCAGTTGTGAATAACGCGGGTGATTTCTGCCGATTCCAAGTTAATGCGGGTTTCGCGTTGCAATGACACTTTGAAATTGAAGTCGTCGAATTTCACGGGACGAACTGGTGCGCCGTTTACAAACGCGTCCATTTTTCGAGTACACTTTACGCGGTTCGGTCCGTAAGAAACGTCGGTATCCAGATGATTTGTAGTGCAATACTTTTGAATTTGCGACATGCCGTCGATTTCAAATCGGTTATTGGACATGATGCGTTGTTGTTGCTGTTGCTGTTGCGAATTTTCATAATGGATTCGAAGATGATAATCCCCTGTTCCAATCGGTTTGTACCCCGATGACAGTATGCGGTCAATCACATTAGAGTGGTCGTTGTGAGTGAGTGTTCGAAATCCTAGCGTTCCAAATCGAATTTCCAATTCGAGTTGCGACCCAGGAGATGAAATGTTTTCCATATACAGTTCAGCAAGTCTGTCCAGAGAAGCAGCGGAAGTTGCTTCAGGGCCTGGTCTTGGACCTGAAACATCACGAGTTATACGGCGGCCTAAATTTGAGGAATTGGGGTCACGACGCATTTGTTTAATTGAATTAATAGTGTATCTATTGTATAGCATTATTTATAATTTAAGCATTTTTGAATCAATTTTATGATTTTTATTTATCACATATTCAAATATTTCAAAACAAATATAGTTAAGTAATTAAATCGGGTTAAAGATATAATTTTATAAGGTTAAGTATAAGAGTATCTTGCTCATCCTCGCCTACCAATATACCATTTAAAATTTTAAAATGAAATATACTAGTTTTCCATTAACTTTGGCAAGTATATGCTTGTTATTGAGTACAACTGCTGCTTTAGCTATTCCACTTGAAGTGGTTCCTGAAAACGCTACTCCAATTGAATGTGACGGATGTAAGTGGCTGATTGGAAAGGTTCAAACATATTTGAAAACCAGCGAACAACGACTAAATAATCTAACCGAAACGGCGATTGAGGCAAACATATGTAGACATATTCCATCGAAGGACCTGACGCTGTGCAACGGTTTGGTTGAAAAGTACGTTCCGGTCGCGATGGACTCGCTCATTGAGAAAATAGCGGACCCAACATTTGTGTGCACGGAAGTGGCTCATCTATGTTCCCAAACGCTGGCATTTCAACTTCCTGAAAATCGTATCGAATCTGCGTCTACTATTCAATCGTGTTCAACTGCTTTGAATACGCTGCACGACTACCTTGCCGGAAACGTGACCGCCCATATTACCAACCAACTATTTGCAAAATGCAAACGGGATAACTCTGACAAAGTACTGGAGTGTGAAATCGTTTCAAAACATGTTTCTAGTTTAGTTTTAACTGAACTGTTCCAGGATGCAGATGTGTGCAAATCCCATGTGTTTATGAAGAATATAACCCGACGTCATCTTTTAGAAGCAACTGATGACGAAGACGAAGACGAATATGAAGATGAAGATGAAGACAGTATCAAAGACGACAGAAAGTTCAATGCTGAAGATGAAAGCGAAGACAGTGAATCCGATGCAGAACTCAGTAGCAACAGTAACGATGATGAAGTCAACACTATGGACAGTGTAGGTTCTAGTCGAAGGCTATTACGGTTTAAACGTATTGTACGTCAAGTTCAGCGTATTTTTCATAAACCAAAGTCGCCTCCAGCTTCACCACCTAAGCCAGCGCCTGCGCCCGTCTCTACTAAGCCAGCGCCTGCGCCCGTCTCTACTAAGCCAGCTATTAAACCAGTTGCTCAAGCAATTGTTATAAAGTCGTTGCCATTGGTATCCAAACACAAACCTTTGTCAGCTACCGCAACTTACTTAACTGTAACCAGCATAATTAAGTCAAGGGCCAAATCAACCAACACGAAAACAATTAAAAAACTTGAGAAGGAGTTCACGCGATGGTTAAAAACTGACACTGGGAAACAAGCTGAAAAAAAATGTTTCGAGTTTAATAACCGACCCGACATTTATCAAGGTTGTTTGGAAGATATCAAAGTTACAGGAAACATTGCACTGGCTCGTCAAGGTGCTCTTGCAGAAGAAGAGTTTCGCAGTAAGAGCAAGATATCATCTTCTAAAAAATTTTGTGTGGCTTCTGGCGACCCACATTTTACAAACTATGATGGCGATTATTTCCATTTACAAGAAAAAGGGATTTTCACACTGATGCGCGCTGACGGAATTGAGATTCAGGAAAAAGTCAGAAAAAATGGAGCAGATAAAGTTGGCGTTCCATGTTGCATAACTGGATTGGCAATTCGCTACCAAAACATGTTGACCCTGGAAGTTGACGTTGTAAATTACAAAACTATTATAGTGAACGGGGTTAAGACCACTCTGGAACCTGACTTTACCATGAAAATTGGTGGAGTGGATGTTCGCTATGGAAAACAGAGCATTGAGTGGCGAGCCGAAAGCTATAAAACCAATGGTATAAAATTCGGATTTCCAAACGGGTTCGGTGTAATGGTTTCAGGCGGGTACTGTGGGGTGGTGGAAGTCAACGTTCCAAACGAATACTTTGGAAAAACGTATGGACTTTGTGGAAACGCGGATGGTAAAAAAGACACCAATGATTTTACGGACCCCCAAGGTAACGTGATGAATGTCAACTACGGCGCGCGTAAATGGGAGATGTCCGGATACAATGGTCCTACAGCGCCCTTATCGAAGTGGCAACTAGCATGGTTTCCAAAAGGAAGTAACTGTTTTTTTCAAAACGGGTGTCCAGCTGAGCCGACTTCATCAGTCAAAGTTGCTTCGACCAATGTGCCAATTGTTTCAGTTCCAATTACTCCAAAAGCTTCTTCCAAATCTTCTAAACCTTCTAAATCTAAAATTTCTAAAACTTCTAAATTTTCCAAGAGTTTGAAAATATACGGAAATTTTTGTGGTCCAAACTACTGCGGAGGGGAAAAATTCAAGGGAGCTGAAGGTCCAAACTGTCGATGGGGGGTTCCTGCAAAAGACGCGCTAGACGAGTGTTGTAAGTTGCACGACCGTTGCTGCGGAACAGAAAGCACGCGCAGCGCAAGCTGCAACAAGAACATTTTAGATTGTGCAAAAAAGGTAAAATGCAATGGGTCGGGTTGTGTTCTTGCAAAAGCGGCTGTCGAAACAACGTTTACAATTGGTAAAAATAAGGTGTGCGGAAACTTTTTTGGTAAAAAAATAACTAAACCGGTATCTTCTAAGCCAACCGGTTCTCCTGCTACTATTCCTAAAATTATTCCTAAATCGTCTATACAGCAAGTGATTCGTAAAGAAGTTACTGATAGCATGCCAAAAACAAATTCACGTTTGACAAACTTTAAAGCCAAGTTGGTATCAATTCTAAGCGAAATGGATAGAAAGGATAAGCAACTCGAATCAGAAACACAATCAAATGTGGATAAAGTTGAAACCGATGTGAAAAATGAAGAGATGCGGATACAAGCCGCTCATAAAACGTTGTCCACGTTGTATAACGAAATAACTTCATTAAATGCGACACTTCAAAAACATTACACAACGCTGATTTCGGACTCAAATTACATCCAGGCTCTGGATAGGATGCGACCCGGATTTATAAAGTCACTGGAAAAACTTACGTCACGCATCGACGGTATTAAAACCCTAGTAAACAACAAAATTATAAAGGACGAGTACAAGGATGAAATGTTGACTTTGCTCAACGGGATTCGATTCAATACCCACAACATTTCAGGATATGTTGCAACCGCATTCATGAACCACTATAACAGGTATAAGTTGCGTATTCAAGGTGATAACACGAAATACTTGTCAAGTGTATCCGAACTATCAAAACTCTCAGACCAGTACAATTCGCAACAAACTAAAACGGCTTACCTTGAAAGTGAACGCAAGCGTTTAGAAAGCATACTGTTTAAACTTAAAACTACGCTGAAGACTTCTGAGAAAACGCAGTCTGAGTTTGAAGGTATATTCAAACAAATACTTGAGCTTTTTGACAGAAATGCGAACTCCAAGTGTTGAAGTTGAACGTTCATTCATTCCATTCACATTTCCATTCAATATTTAACATTTTGTGATAAAAACAATATAAATTAAACTTGTTTATACGAGTATAATTTGTATAACTTATAAGTTTATTTTATTGACATGGGAAGCGGACAGTCGATTTCTTTAAACGAGGCGTACGAGCTCAAGTTAACTCCGTCGCTTTTCAAACTGGATGAAGACGGAAATGAGGAACAGGACGTTGACATTACAAATGAACACATTGATAAAATAACCAGCTATGTTACAAGTAAAGACTTCAAACAAGATGTTGAAACCGTTACTGATATAAGCATTCGTCCCAAACGCGAAAATGCAAGCACAGTCCAGTTGAAATTCAAACAGACCAGTGCAAAGTACATTTCATCAGAAGGGGTGGTGGTAATCACCGGTAAATGGACCTCCAGTTTAAAGCAGCGAAAACCGTCGGTAAAAAAGTCAGCCGCGGCGAGCACTGGAAATAAAAAATCAGCCAAGCAAGAAACCAGTCATTTGACCATGATGGGCTCGGACGATGAAGCTAAACCAAAAACTGAGTTTGAACAAGATTTGGAAGACATTACGGTATCCGACGTCATTGAAAAGATTCAAGAGAACATGCATCACGAAGCGTACATGGAGTCCAAGCTAAAAGGAAATCTGTTCATTTGTTTCAAAGAAGACATCGACCTGAAAAAAACATCTGAAGAGGAGTAACATAGTTATATGTACACTACACAGCGCAGCGTATACTGGCCACACGACAAAATCCAAGCTCGTTTATTAACGTTTATTAAAGCGTTAGACATTAGACGCAATGTAGATAAATATGGAACATGAAAATAAAATAAAAATAAAAATAAAATAAAATAAAAATACATAATATATACAAAATATGGGACTTAAACAGTTGTTACATACTCAGACCGGCGGGTACATTCTTTCTGTTATTTTAGGACTGGGATTAGCATCTCTGTTTCGAAAGGCGTGTAATGACAGGAAATGCATAAAGTTTGACGCACCGTCTTCGGACGAAATTAAAAATTTTGTTTACCGATATGACGAAAACAAATGCCTAAAATACACACCTCGTGCCATTAAATGCGACGACGCAAAAAAACACACGGTCGACATTTCATAATTTACGGCAACGTCGTGTTCCTCCATTTTGTTGTTCGCGCATACATTCTTGATACTGTCTAACTCTTTTATTCATTGCTACGGTTAACTCAACTGCGTCAGCTTGTTTATTTGAGATTATTGTACGTAAATCATCGATTTCATTTTTTAAAATATTAAGACGATGGGTTCGTCGTTCTAAACTTTTTCTGTATCGTTCACAGCTTTGTTTTTTAGCATTACTTACACTAACAACACTGATTCTAGATGTATTGGTAGGATTGGTACGTCTTCTAACTGAAACGCTTCGGTATCTTCGGGCTGTTGTTTTGTTTAGAGGACTTATATGACTGTTTCGTCGACTGTTATAACTTTTATAAACTATAAAAATTACTTCTAATCAATTAATAAATGCGTAAATATATACATACTTGTTTCTGCGGCGTATGTATATAAAGACAATATCGAAAAAATACAAATAAAATACAAATAAAATACAATCTACAAATGGAAACTACTCGACTTGACGAACTTCCCGTTCATAACAATTCGACTGCCGCATCTATGGGGATGGGGATGGGGATGGGGATGGGAAACAACAACAATAATGTGGTTATACAACAGTACGACCCAAACATGATTCCCGGAAACGGCGGCAACGGCAACGGCACTACAGACCCGCGCCAGCTAGCGATGAGCGGAGCACCTCCACCAGGTATCGACCAGCGAACGTTGAATGAGCTGGTTTCCGGTGTTCAACGCGCAAGTGGTGCCGGAATGACGGGACTCCCGTCGCGGGACATTCCGCGCGAAAGTTCGTCGATGCAACACGACGAACAAATCAAACCAAACTACATTCCGCGTGAACCGGCACAAGACGACTACATTTCTCGATACGAATCAAGCGACGAAGTTCGCGAGAATAACCGCCGCAGTAGGAATAAAACCGATACGTTAGAAATGCTATACACGGAGTTTCAAATGCCGATTTTAATGGGCGTGGTATATTTTATGTTTCAAATGCCGGCACTTCGCACCGCGATTCTGCAGTTTCTTCCGTCCATGTTCAATAAGGATGGAAACATGAACTTGCAGGGCTTGATTATGATGAGCGTTGGGTATTCAGTAGTATATTATATTTTGACAAAGGTAATTAGTACCGCTGAATCCGGAATCATGTAAAATCATGTAAATGAAAATTTTAGCATGCCGGATACTTTTTCTGGTAGAGCTCCAAAAAAATCGTTCAGTGCTTGTTGCGGTCCAACCCGCATACTTGATAAAAAGTTGAACAAGTAAATAACAAGAACAACTAAAATCGCAGCGCTGGCTTGGAACGAGCTGGAATCAGGTCCTTCGCTGTTTGCCATGTTGCGAAATGTGACAACCACAATAAAAATCATTAAGGCGAGCCAAAGGACATAATACGCCAACTTAGATTTCACGTGTTTGAATGTGTCGCTCACTTTTCCATCATACGTCGGCATCCCTTTTCTAATTTGTGCGGTTTGAGCTGATTCGGGCGGCAGGTTCAATGACGCGCTTCCATCTTGATTCGTTGTGATATAACTGCTTATAGACGAAGATGAAGACGAAGATGAAGACGAAGACGAAGACGAAGAACCTGAAGTACAACTGGGTAAGTTTGAATAAATCGTATTTAAAAGTTCCTTAAGTTTCGTTTCCTGTTCATCAAGCAACCTTTTTTTCTCGTTAATACTGTTTGGAAATTCGGAACACATGTAAGTTGCAGCATTTGACGCATTGATTGGAGCTCCCACAAGTGCGACTCCACCTAACGCGGTAAGAAATGCCTCTTCGGATGCATATATATTTGAC